ATTCGCTATCCTCGGATAGATGACTACGCGGCCATGCGCCCGACCTTGTCGAGACGCTTCAGCCGTTCTTGTTCGGTGGCAGCACCGGCAACAGAGCCGGCGATCTGGAGGCCCGTCCCGAGAAGACTCGGGCGGTTGATCGAGTTGAGCCGAGACTGGTTCTGAGCGCGCACGCCCTTCCCCTCTTGGTACAACTGATCGAGTGTGTTCTTGCGGTTGGATTCGATGGTGGCAATGTCGGTGCCCTCCCGCATCTGGGAGATCCCCTCGATACGACTGGAGGACACACCAGCGACCCCAGCCTCACCGGCGAAGACACGAAGGCGCGCACGCTCGACCATTGCTTCTCGAGCCCGCTCCGACACTTGCTGCTTCGCCTGCTGCTGGGTCTGGTCATACTGCTTGTTCAGGGCGTCCTGCTGCTGCGCGTAGTTGGCTTGGACAGCCGACTCCTGCGCGTCTGCTGCTTCGCTCTGTTGGATGTAGCCGACGACGGCTGTTGCTGCCTGCATCCCCAGCATCAACTGGGAGGCAAACGTCATCGAGACTGGGTCAAGACACATCTGGTCTGCGCCTGTAGAAGAGGAGGTAGCCCGTGGGTACTCCTCGGAAGTCCGCGAAGGAGAACCCGAGCTTCTTGAGCCATCGGATGGATACTGCGTTCTCCTTGCTGACGAAGTTGCTGAGGGTGGTGAAGCGTTCGAACCAGCCGTTGAGGATGGCCGAGGCGTCCCTCAGGAGAGCCTTGCGGTGCTCCCTCAGGTGCTCTGTGCCAACCATCCACGGAACCCCATTGGTGACCCTCATGGGGCACTGACCGACCCCGAAGAGGGCCACCGGAGTCTCGCCATCGAGCGCCGCGTAGCACTCCTTCGCACGTAGCGCGGAGTCCCACACAGCCTTGCCGATCTCGGGACCAAAGAGCCCCGCTGCTTCCCTCCGGTCGGTCTCGCGGAGATTCTGTGCGATGTACCGGATGTCTTCTCTCGTTGCTCTTTGGATGATGATCACACTTGGCTCGACTTGGGGGTGAAGGTTCCGAACCACTGGACCGACTGGAACGACGACGGCATGCAACTGTCGTTGACGAAGTCGATGATGGCATCTGTGTTGCGGCACATCACGGGGAACTCGAAGGACCCTGTGGCAATGTTCGTGGCACCGATGGTGGTGATGCCCACTTCCTTCGCGGTGAACCGGTAGGTGTTCTTCGGTCGGCCTCTCGCGGTCACCTCGACGCGGAAGTACCCGGTGTCGGAGAACCTGACGAGTGCCTTGCGAATCTGCAGCCGGCCATCCTCCGTGACGACCTTGTCCGAGTCCCGGACGAAGAACGTGGAGAGGCGGTAGCGCTGCGTGTACGGGACGCCGATGAAGCACGGGCCCGCAGACAGATCACCAGGCGCGCGGACGGTGTAATCCGTCGGGCGTGTGACGCCAGCCGTGGCGACCCCGGAGTAGGTGAAGAGGGAACCGAGGACCACTTCGAGCGTCCCCGCCTGCGAGTAGGGGAGCGTCCACGTCGTCCAGTTGTTCACCGAGTCGTACGTCCCGGTCAGAGACGTGCGCCTGTCGAGGAGCACAGGGAACCCAATGCCAGCGTCCGTGTTGTTGAGGTCGAGACTCATGCGTTCCAAAGAGGCCACGCCTGCGCGGTCGATCACCCAGTACACGACGTTGTTGAAGAACTCGCACCCGAGCACCTTGCAGCCGGTGTCGAAGGTGAACTTCCCCCACGCCGACTGCGCCTTCTCGTCCTTGCTGGCCCAGAAATACTTGTAGACGTAGACCGCATTGCGCTCGTTCTTCGTGAGGACGAAGAGGACATCCTCGGTGGTCGAGGGCGCGAGCTTGAAGACGTTCGCTGGGAGATACTTGGGGACGTGAGCGGTGATGTCCGCAGCGTCGTTCGCCACGGTGTCCACGTCCACGTAGTATTCACGCAGGCTGGTCCCTGACTCACGCTCGACTGCGAAGAACAGGGTCTGCCCTGCGCCGACCGGGTGGGCCTTCGAAGAGCTTTCGAACTTCGTCACCTGTTCGATGGCAGCGGTCTTCGAAGTGAGTGCCCCGTTGGCCGTAAGCTGGAACTGCGCCTTCGTGGAGAAGAGCATCAGCACCTTGTTGAACGGGACGCATGCGGTGAGCAGCGCCGCCTCGTCGCCTTGAGCCGGGGTGTCAATCGGGTCCGTGTCCAGCGACTCGGTGGCGGTCTCCGGCCAGAGCGTGAAGGGCTCCCCAGCACGAGACAGCACCGCATACTCACCAGCGATCAGCGTCAGCCGGTTGCGGTGGAGAGCGACGTCCACGATGGTGCGGCCAACCACGGAGGCCACTTCGGCACTCACGAGGTCACCAGTGAGCCTGTTGGGCCACGTCCCCTTCCTCAGGGTGAACGTGGTGGCCCCGGTCTTGACCAACTGGAAGGGGAGCGTGGCGGCGTCCAGAGTGTTCAGGAGCCCCGGCTTCACCGTCTCGATCCACACTGATCCGTCCCACTCGACGTAGTAGTCATCGAACCCACTGTCCGGGGTTCCCTCGATCCGGTAGATGTCACCCAGCGTGGGGGACCCGGGGAGCGCAGAGAACTGCTGCTTGGTCCCAGTGAGGGAGCCACTCCCAGTGGTCCCAGTAAGGGCCGCAGTCACCGTCTTGTTCACGATGAACGTGTAGTCGGCCACTGTGACCGCACGGAGGCTCTCGGAGGGGTCCGCCACGGTGATGTACCCAACCCCATCGGGGGTGAGCACCGTCATCGCTGCGCCCGTCGTAGCGTCATACACGGCCAGCACGCCGGAGTTGATGACGGCTACGTGCCGCTCCGTGGCCGACTTGTTGATGAAGTGGACGAGGGAGTTGTCGTTCGTGGTGATTCCCGCGAGGACACTGACGTGCTGCGTGCAGGGTCGCTTGTCGTTCCCCTTGGCCACCGTGGGGAAGCAGTTCTCCTGCAGTTCGGCCTGAGTGCGGTGCCGGAGGCTGGCGGGCTGCTGGCTGATGCCGTTGAAGAGGTTGGGGACTGTGTCGTTGACCAGCATCAGGAATACCTGTCGAGGATCTGCGCCACGCCCCAAGTCCCGCTGAGGACGTTGTAGTCCCCGGTGTCCGACTCGGCATCCGAGAAGTCCACGAGAGCCTGCGCCTCGTCGTCTTCGGTGAACCGGTAGTTCGTCTCCGCGCCCTGCACGCGCCCTTGGAAGACGCGAGCCGCCCTCAGGGTGATGTAGTGGCGTGCAGCCTGCGGGAGTTCGTCAAAGGGCAGCAGGACGGTGAGGTCCACCGTGATGTCCTTCGTGAAGACGAACGTGTGGTTCTCCCGGTCGTAGAGCCTGGTGCCACGTTGGGTGAGCTTGAGGTCGCTGAAGTCGGCCGAGGGTTTCACCTTGGCAGTGTTCGCCGGGAGGTGGAGTTCGCCATCGACGTTGCGCGTCAGCGGATACTTCTGCTCGCAGTTGAAGTTCCAACCGCGATTCTGGACGAGCCGGGAGACTTCCCCGAGAGTGGCCCGAGCGGTGGCAACATCCACCAGCCCGGTGTCATCGAGCACGTTCACTGGCGCTTCGCCAATGCAGGACAGCAGGACGTTGACGGCTTCGAGTTCGGTGAGGGGAGTGGTGGAGGTCGTCATGGATTAGCTCAGTGCCGCAATCTCATCGGCGTCAGCCTGGACGATGAGCCCAGTGGCCACGAGGCCGGCGAGCATGGCAGCACTCACGGGGTCCTTGAAGTCCACCAAGATGGAGGGACGCATGGACAACTGCACGGTGACGTAGGCGGGACGCTGCCCGGGGTGCGTGGGATTCACGGCAGCCTGCTCGATGAGAGACCACCGGCCGTTCTTCAGGAGGACGCGGAAGCCTTCTCCGCAGGTTACTTTGGTGCCCATTCGGTTGCTCCTTAGAAGCGGTAGAGACCCATACGGATACGGAAGGTGGCCGGCACGGAGGTGGCGATGGAGACGGTCCCTCTCACGTAACTGCAGTGCGGGTTACCAATGACACGAACGAAGTTACCTGCGGACGCTGCGTAGCATCCCGCTGCTCCTGCTGCGGTTCCGAACGAGGTCGGAAGGTACGCGCCGGTTGCCATGCTCACTTGGTGGTCTCCGAAGAGCCACATAGCATCGGCGTTTGATACGTCCGTGATCTTGCAGAAGTCCACAAACCTGAAACCGCCGATACCGAGCGAGTGCAGGTCAATCACCGGGGTTTGGATGCTGTCGGAGACTGCCAGCGTCCAACCCTGAAGGGTCGCCTCTGCAGTGACGTTCCAGAAAAGACCGTAGCCGACCCGCCCGTCACCGAGGGGTTCCAGGCTGAAGTTCGCCCCGGACAGGGGCAGGTTATAGGTAGCCATGAGGCTCCTTTAGATGAAGTGAAAAAAAGCACCCCTCGGTGTGGCTGGAGGAGTGCTTTGGTGGAACAGTGGAATTACGTGGTGGTCTTGAGTTCGACCGCGCACTCGGGACGCAGGATGCCGTGACCGACCGCATACTTCGCGACGATCAGCGTGCCTTGACGACGGATGTCGTAGGCGGCTTCCATGCCCATGTCCATCAGCTTCACGGTACCCACAGCCGGCTGCGTCATGATGAGGCACGCAGTCTTGCTGAAGTCGCCCTGGTAGGCAGTCGGGCCCGAAGCGATGTTGGTGATGGGAAGGTGGTTCGTCTTGACGAGTTCGATGCCAGCGATGCTGACGATCTTGCCGTCCGAGTACGCACCGTTGCCGCCCCAGTCCTTGTTGATCTGGGTGGTGTTCTGCGCGAGCAGGTAGTATTGCGCGGGACGAACGAAGCCCCAACGCTTCTCTTCGACCGGGATGTCCTTCTCGTCCAGCGCTTGCGCGGAGGCGAAGAGGCCAGCAGCCAGATCGGTTGCGGAGGTGCGATACAGCGTGGTCGTGCTGGTCAGCGAGGTTCCGCCGACCGCGCCGGTCACGGTGGCCGCAGCACGAGCCGCGAGGACACCAACTTGGAGGACGTTCTTGGACCACTGCACCGCGAGCGCACGGCCGCACTGCGCCGAGTAGATGCTGCGGTAGTCGAAGTGGTTCTTGGCCTCTTCGATGTTCGCGAGGAACACGGAAGCGAGCAGGAGGTCATCGATCGTGATGACACGTTCGTTGACGTTGGACGCCTGGCCCACGATTTCGGCACCGGGGGTGTGATAGGCGGCTGCCACTTTCCACGTTGCCGGGAACGAGGCGGACTTGCCTGCGCTGATCGAGCGGACGGTGTGCTTGTCCATCACGACGCTGGCCTCTTCGAAGGCCGCGAGAACTTCGCCACCGAAGACTTTCAGGAAGAGGGCGTCGGCTGCGCCAGCACCGTTGATTCGGCCGATCTGTAGAACTGTTGCGTCTGCCATGATTCGTGTGTGTTGCCTTGGTGAGAGGGATGAATGCGTCCTCAGGAGAGGACTGTGGGTTTCATCTCAGTTGCTCACAGCATGCTGCGCAGGGTTGTCCACCCTCAGGTGGGCCAAGGTGCGTGATGTTGCTTCTGGAGGAGGTACAGCGGTAATGCAGTTACTCCTTTGGGGCCTCGTTGAAGACCCAAAGGGGTACCCGGGATGACGCTCCGGGAGACGGATAGCTACGCGTGACTATCAGCCGTCTTGCACCTACTAGTAGTTCGTCATGGCCCCGATGCGCTTCTCGACCACAGCCCGGTAGGCAGGGTCCTTGGCGTAGCGCGGGTCCTTGATGGCAGCCGTCATCTCGGCACGGGAAGCGAAGGCAGCGGTGCCGCCGTCTCCACCTTTGCCACCGATGAGGGCCGGATCGGAACCCTCGGCTGCCTGATAGCGCGCCTTGAGGCCACCGATGGCGAGCTTCATGTCTTCGACTGTGCCAGTCATGGCCTTGTTGAAGGACGCGCGCTCTGCATCGGTCATGTTGGTCTTCGACCACTCGGCCATCTGCACGAACTTGTCCTTCCCGCCGGCTTCTTGGTATCCGACGGAATCGCGCTGGTTGGCGAGAGCGACCTGACCTGCAATGAAGCTGTCCACCAGATCGCGAGAGAAGCCGCTCTTGACGAGCTTCTCGTAGGACTCGTCCGACAGTGCGCCTTTCTCCGAGAACTCCTTGGAGAATTCACCGAGGTCCATCCCCTTGGCGCTGAGGGCCTCTTGAGCCGCCTTCGCTTCCGGGGTGTCTGCTGCGGGCGTGGTGTCGCCAGCGGGCTTCTGGTCGGCCGGTGTGGTCTTCCCAGTGGAGAGTTCGGTGATGCGACGTTCTGCTTCGGTGGTGGACTTCGACCAGGCTTCGTAGTTGACCTGACCCGTGGTGGCGTCCCAGAACTTCTCGGGGACGTGCTCCGGTTTGACGGGAGCGTCAGCGGCTGGCGTTGCGCCAATGCCGGCTTGTTGGGCGTCGAACTTCGCAGCCATCGCCGCATCGTGCTCCGGAGAGCCGGGGACGGGCTTGGTTGCTTCAGGGGTTACCGCTGGGTCTGCCATCAGTTGTCCTTGCGGTAGGCCGCGTGGGTGGTCATCAGAGTGCCGTACTCGGTCTCGACGGGGAGCGCCTTCGGAGCCTTCGGGGGCTTCTCGGGTTTGACCTCGGGGACCGGAGGAACCACAACGGGTTCCACGGGGGCAACCACCGGAGCCACTTCGGGCAACTCCGGATTCAGCTTGGTGTGATGGATGGGGATCGCGTCGGCCATGTTCAGGGGGCTGGAGGTTGGGCAGCGTTCTGGTCACGCATTGCCGAGCCGAACTGCGTGACCGCATTGGGCCCGAGCTTCTCGACCATTGCCTGCATCTGCGCTTGCTGCTGCCGTTGAGCGGCCTCTTCCGGTGTGGGCACGAGGCCCTTCATGTCGATCCCGCGAGCGGCACCGGCACGACGGATGAAGTCGCTGACGTTGAGGTTCATGCTGATTGCTTCGGGGCCCAACGGAGCGATGTCCGCGAGGAGCCCGGAGAGCTTCGTGAGGTCCTGTCCGCGACCGAGGGCTTCCACTCCGGTGACGATCATCGGGGTGACCATACCGTCGGGCAGGCGGGGGATCTTGCCGCGCTTCTGCATCTGGAGCATCAGCCGTGTCACGAAGGGCAACTGGAGTTCCTGAGAGAGAACCGAGTAGGTTCCACCGAGGGCAGTTTCCAGTTCATTGGCCATGTACCGAATCTCTTCGGCGGTGACCCGCTCTGCATTCCGCTGGATTGCGGTGTTGAGCAGGAAGGCGAACCCTAGGCGCTCTTCGAGGCGTGCGATGGTTTCCAGTGCGACCCTGAAGTCGGCGTACTTCTCGACTTGCAGGACGGTGACATCGTCCTTGTTGCCGGTGCGGACTGCTCCAGAGGGGGCGTTCGCGATGTCCGATGCTTTGGTGGTCGCGTTGGACTTCAGGAGGAACAGCACCTTGGCAGCCGCAGCAGCGCCTTGGACGATGGCCATGGTGAGCCCTTCGAGGCTCTTCAGGTCACCGAGGTACTCTTCGACGTAGCCACGTCCGTAGTCCTCTCCGTCCACTGCGAAGAACCGCAGCGGCATCCAAGGAGACTTGCCAGCCGGGTAGAAGCCGGAGGCTGCCTGAATCGGGACACCACAGACTTCCTGACTGACGGCCCACCGGCCATCCTTCAGGACCACTTGGGTGTAGACGGGGATCGTGTCCTCGCTGCTCTTGCCGCCTTCGGCCTTGCGGGCCACACCGACGGCTTCTCGGTACTCCTCCGGGACTTCCATGAGGGAGATGAACTCCTCCGTCACGAGTTCCAGCATGTTCCCCATGGGGTCACGCTTGATCACGTAGCGGTCCAGCCGGAAGACCTTCAGTCCACCATCGGGGCGCATGAAGAGCAGCGCGTTGCCGGTGATGATGAGCAGCTTGAGAGCTTCGAACATCGGCGTGCGGACGTTGGTGGTCTCGACTTCGGACATCACCGAGCGTTCCAGCCGGTCGAGAGCTTCCTCGATCTGGGCGCGCATGCCTTCCCGGCCGGTCATCTTCTCCAACGCGATCTCGCT